GGTACTTCGAACCCCCGCGATTCACTAGTGACCCTGGGAAAAAGTCGGATTTAACTTTCGGGCATGGGAAAAAAGCGCGTGACCAAGGAAGCGAACAGCTGGCGGAGTCGGATCGTTGGGCAAGGCGAGGAAGTGCCCGAAAATTTGTTGGCCAATCCAAAAAATTGGCGGATCCATCCCAAAGAGCAGCAGGAAGGCCTCGAGGCGGTCCTCGATCGCGTCGGGTGGGTCCAAAATGTCGTGGTGAACCAGCGCACTGGCCACCTGGTGGACGGCCACCTCCGTGTGACGCTGGCCATGCGCCGGAACGAGCAGCGGATCCCCGTCGTCTACGTCGATTTGACCCCCGATGAGGAGGAATTGATCCTCCTCACGCTCGATCCCCTGGCCGGACTGGCCGGTGTGGATCGGGAACAGCTCCGAGGGCTCCTCGACGGGGCCCAAACGGGCGCCGATCCCTCGATCGATGCCCTGTTGTCCAAAATCGCGAGCGATGGCGGTGTGGTTGCGCCTCCATTCCCGCCCGCGGGACAGGAGGACCAGGGCCGTCTCGACCAGCGCAACAAGCACCGTTGCCCCTCCTGCGGGCACGAGTTCTAAGGCCGGCCTGTGGGTCGCCTGGGCCTCGCACGAAGCCGCCGACTACTCCCACCGGAAGTGGCACTATTCCCAGGTGCTGCCGGTGGGCAAGATGGTCCGCATCGGCGTCTGGGAGGATGGGGTGTTCGCGGGCGTGGTCCTGTTCTCCCGTGGAGCGGCCCCGCACCTCGGCACCAAGTACGGCCTCGACCAGGTCGAGTGCGTCGAGTTGACGCGCGTGGCGCTTCGGGAGCACCGGGCGCCCGTCTCGCAGATCGTCTCCCTGGCAATCCGGTTCCTCCGTCGGTTTTGCCCCGGACTCCGTCTGGTGGTCTCGTTCGCGGACCCGCAGCGCGGGCACCACGGCGGGATCTACCAGGCGGGGAATTGGATCTACACCGGCCAGTCGGCCAGCGCTTTCGAGACGTTGGTGGACGGGCGGTGGCGCCACCAGCGCACCGCGGCCGAGCATCCGGAGTGGCGCGGATTCCCGCGCCGGGAGGTCCCCGGGAAGCACCGGTACCTCTACCCCCTGGACAAAGCGATGCGCGCCCAGGTCCTCCCCCTGGCCCAGCCCTACCCCAAGAAGAGCGGCGACAGCATGACGAGCCATGCGCCGGGCGTCCAGCCCGGAGAGGGCGGTGCGAACCCGACCTCGCCGCTCCAGACCTCTCCCACCACCTGAACCGAAAGCCTGACCCATGGCCTTGATCAACACCCTCGAGCTGTGCCGGATCCTGGCAGGCCAGGGAAACCAGCCCCTCACCAAGCCGCGCATCACCCAGCTCGAGAAGGAGGGCATGCCGAAGGCCGGGCGCGACCAGTGGGACGCGGTCCAGTGCATGTATTGGTACCTCGGGGTGCTCCGGCGTCACGTGCGGTCCAGGATGTCGGAGAACCAGGACGGATCGAGTTCGTCGGTGGAGCAGGAGCGCAAGCGCCTGTTGCGATTCCAGGGCGACCGGGCCGAGGTCGAAGCGGCAAAAGCCCGCGGTGAGGCGATGTCCATTGCCGACCACGAGCGGATCCTCGGGGATTTCGGCCAGGAGGTGGCCGCGCGCGTCCGGGCCGTTGGGCCCCGCATCGCCGGCGACCTCACCAACGAACCATCGCGCACGATGATCCAGGCCAAGCTCGAGAAGGCCCACGACGAGGCCCTGGTCTCGATCGCGGCCGTGGTCCCGCGCCTGGCCTACCAGCCGCCGCCCCAGGAGACGCCAGCTCCACCACCTCCACCCAAGAAGAGCGCCAAGAAGGCCGCTCCCAAGAAGGCGACGCGGAAAAAGACCCCCAAGGCGCAGTGATGTACGCCACGGCGCCGGAAGCAATCCCGAACATCCAGGCCGCCCACGAACGGGTGCGGCGCCTGTTGCTTCCGCCGCCTTCGATCAAGCCCTCGGAGTGGGCGGAGCGCAACATCTTCCTCCGGAAGGGCACCACGCCGCGCCCTGGCAACCTCATCCTCGAGGAGTACCAGCGCGAGATCGTGGACGTGTTCGCCGATCCCGAGGTCCACGACATCGTCTGCGTGAAGCCCACCCAGATCGGGTGGTCGGTCGTGCTGAACATCCTCATCGGCTACACCATCGACATCGACCCCAAGCAGATGATGATGGTCCAGCGCACGAGGGACAACGCGAAGGACTACGGCAAGAAGCGCCTCAAGCCGCTGATCGAGGACTGCGCGGTGGTGCGGGCCAAGATCCGGCCGTCCAAGACCAAGGACAGCGGAAACACCCTCATGCTGAAGGAATTCCCGGGCGGGTTCCTGAAGCTGGCGGGCGCAAACGCAGGATCCGACCTCCTGTCCGATCCGCTACAGATCATCCTCATGGACGAGCGCGACGGGTATCCCGCCGACGTCCAGGGAGAAGGCGAACCAGGCGAGGTCGCGCGCAACCGCACCGAATCGTTCCCCGACTACAAGGTCCTCGAGGGTGGCACCCCGGCGAAGGTCAAGGACGTTTCCCGCCTGTACAAGGCGTGGGAGAACTCGGACCAGCGCCGCTTCCACGTCCATTGCCCGCACTGCCAGCACCGCCAGGTCCTCTGGTGGACGGATCCCGTCACCAAGGAGCACCGGCTGATCTGGGACGTGGACCCGGAGACAAAGGAGGTCATCAGGTCGTCGGTGCGGTACATCTGCGCGGGGTGCGGCCGGGGGATCGATGAGCGGTACAAGTGGCAGATGCTCAAGGGTGGCCGGTGGATCGCCGAGAGGCCCGGCCGGTCCGTGGTGGGCTTCCACCTCAACGCCCTCTACCGTCCATGGAAAGCCTCCTGGGCGGCCCTGGCCAAGAAGTGGATCGCCGCCCAGGACGACGACGAGCTCCTGAAGGAGTTCGTGACCCTGCAGCTCGGCGAATGGTGGGAGGAGAAGGGCGAGAGCATCGAGCCCAAGGCCCTGATGAAGCGCGTCGAGAAGTACTCGGGCGAGGTCCCCGAGCGCGTCGCGATGCTGCTGATCGTGGTGGACACCCAGGACAACCGCCTCGAGGCTGCGGTGTGGGGGTTCGCGGCCGGTGACAAGCCGGGCAACGAGGAGGCATGGCTCATCCGGACCGAGACGTTCTACGGGGACCCCGGGTCCGACCCGAACGTGTGGAGCGACCTGGAAGCGCTCCGGCTCCGGGAGTTCGTGCGGGCCGATGGCGTGCGCATGCGTGCGACGGCAATGGGAATCGACACGCAGGGCCACCACACCGAGGCAGTCTACAGCTACGTCCGGCCCAGGATGCGCATGGGCGTGTTCGCGCTGCGCGGCGAGAAGATCCTGAACGGCCCCGTCCTTGTCGCCGAGGGTAAGGCAGCGGACAAGAGTCTCCCCCTGTACCGCATTTCGACAGAGGCCTGCAAGGAAATGATCATGTCGCGCCTGCGGATCCCGTGGGGCAAGGGCGACGGCGTGACCTGCCCAAAATACATCCACTTCAACGAGCGCTACTGCGACGAGGAGTTCTTCCGCCAGCTCACGGCCGAGAAGCGCATGAAGGTCAAGGACAAGAAGACCAAGCGCGAAAAGGTCCTGTGGGTGAAGGTCCACACGCGCAACGAGCAACTGGACCTCGCGGTCTACGCCTACGCCATCCTCTGGATGCTCCAGAACCTCCACGACCAGCGGGCCGTATTCCGCGACCTGACGAAGCTCCACCAGGCAACCAAGGGCGAGGCGCGGATCCACCGGCCGGGAGTGCGTGTTTTGTCGAGTGGGGTATCTCAGTAGTTTGCACAAAAAGTGCAGATGCCAATTCCGAGCTTCGCAAGTAGCATTTCGGCATGCCTCCCTACTTTTCTGTAGCGCAGTGCGAGGCGCAGCTTGCGGCGTGGTACGACGCTAGTCTGAAGCTCGCCCAGGGGAAATCGGTATCGATCGGAGGGCGCACCCTCACCCGTGCGAACGCCCAGGAGGTCGAGGCAGCAATTTCCCTTTGGGAGGGTCGACGTGCTCAAGCGCTGCGTGGCTCTTCCGGCCCTCGAATCCGACTGGTGGACCCACAGTGAAGATCCTGGACAAGATCGCCGGAGCGCTCGGGTATTCCCGAGCCCCAATCGAGCAGCGTGCAGACAACGGCGGAGGCTACAAGGGCGGATCTCTGACCACTCGCGGGATGACCAACTGGAATCCCATGTTGACCAGCCCCAACGCTGCGGTGACCCGCGACAGGACGAGAATCATCGCCAGGTCTCGCGACCTCCTGCGCAATGCGCCGATCGCACGCGGCGCCGTACTCAAGAAGGCCGGGAAGGTGGTCGGAACGGGCCTGGCCTACCACTCCAGAATCGATGCAGACGCCCTGGGGATGACCGAGGACGCCGCCGAGGAATGGCAGGAGAAGGCCGAGCGCGAGTTCGGATACATCGCGGCCGAGTGCGACATCACCGGGGAGTCCGACTTCTACGAGCAGCAGTACCTCGGGTTCCTGGCCGCCATGGATGGCGACGTCCTGGTGACGTTCCCCGCAGTCAAGCGGCCCGGCAACGTGTACGCGACCAAGATCCAGCTGATCGAGGGTGACCGCGTGTCGAACCCTGACGGGATCCTGGACTCGCCGACACTCACCGCTGGCGTCGAATACGACCGCTGGGGAGCCGTCGTCGCCTACCACGTCCTGAACCAGCATCCAGGCGAGATCTCCTCGCGGATCCCGAAACGATGGGATCGGATCGAAGCCGTGGCGCCTACGACCGGGCGCCGTGTGGCTCGTCTCCTATACGTGCGCGAGCGCGTTGGCCAGGTGCGTGGGATGCCCATGGTGGCCCCGCTCTTGGAGCCACTCCACAAGCTGGACAAGTTCGCCGACTCGACGCTGATGAACGCGATCGTGTCGAGCATGTTCACCGTGTTCATCGAGACCCCTGGAGATGGGATCGGTGGGCTCCCTCTTCCTGGCGACAACCAGGACCAGGACGCTCCAGCCGCCGAACGCAACATCCGCATGGGCCCTGCCGCGGTCATGGAGTTGCCTCCGGGGTATAGGACTCAGTTCGCGAACCCGTCGAACCCGAATCAGAATTTCGACCCGTTCTTCCTCGCCTTTGTGCGCCAGATGGCGATGGCCCTGGAGACCCCATACGAAGTGCTGATGGGCGTCTACAACAGTTCCTACAGCGCGAGCCGTGCTGCCCTCCTGGACGCCTGGACCGTGTGGAAGCGATTCCGCGCCTGGCTCGTCACCGGCATGTGCCAGCCGTTCCTCGAAGCATGGATGGACGAAGCCGTCGCATTCGGTCGCCTCGACGCGCCTGGGTATTTCGAAGACCCAGCCATCCGCCGCGCCTACCTCGGATCGGAATGGATCGGCGATGCTCCAGGGTCGCTCGATCCTCTCAAGGAAGCGCAAGCCGCCGTCCTCAAGATCGAAAAGAACCTCTCCACGCACGCCACCGAGATCGCAGCGATGTCCGGCTCCAGCTGGAGGGACACCATCCGCCAGAGATCCCGGGAGCAGAAGGAACTTCTCGCCGCGGGCCTGTCCGCGTCCGCTCAGCCGGGGACATCAACGTCCCCGGCCCCCTCCTCCCAAGAGGACGGAGCAGACGACAACCAGGACGATTCAACCGACGACAACCAGGACGGGAACTCATGAACTTGCACGACTTGAATGGCCTGTGGGCCATCCGACCCGAGGTGGGCGAGAGCCTGGTGCAGAACTTCGCCCGGTTCCTCGAGACTGCCACGCCCGAGCAGCTCGCGGCCGCGTCTGCGCGCCAGCGCCAGGCACCCCAGGGCGGTGGTGCTCCGCTCCCCTACGAGGTGCGCAACGGCGTCGCCGTCATCTCCGTACAGGGCACGCTCTCAAAGCGCCCCATGTACGACTGGTGGACGGGCGAACAGATTGGAACGACCTACGGCCAGATCGTGGGAGCCTACCAGGATGCGCAGAAGGATCCGAGCGTCGGCTCGATCGTGGGCGCCTGGGACACCCCGGGCGGCACGGTCGATGGTGCACAGGAGACCGCGAACGCGCTCTTTGAGATGCGCCAGACCGGCAAGCCCATGGAGACCGTTGCTGTCGGCCAGATGTGCAGCGCCGGCGAGATGTGCGGCTCCGCGGCTGGTCCGGTGTGGGTCTCGAGCGACACCACCGACATGGGATCGATCGGCGTTCTTGCGATGCATCGCGATTGGTCCGGCTTCGAGCAGCGCCTCGGCGTCAAGACCACGCTGCTGACTGCCGGGAAGTTCAAGGGCGTCGGTTGGGGCCCTCTGTCGGATTCCGACAAGGCCATCCTCCAGGAGGGGCTTGACCACTCCTACGAAGTCTTCAAGCAGACCGTCGCGCGCAACCGCGGGATCTCCATGGAAGCCGTGGAGGCTATGGCCGAGGGTCGCGTGTTCAAGGGCCAGAAGGCCGTGCAGGTCGGTCTCGCTCGCGGTGTGGCGACCGTCGCCAGCCGCGTGGCTGCACTCTCCAAGACGGCAACGGCCGTCTCCAATCGTGGCGCCGCCTTGGCGCTCGCGGAACCCAACAACCCAAAACAGGAGAAGAAACGCATGGACAAGGAGACGCTCCTCAAGGAGCATCCCGAGCTGGCCGAGGCGTTCCGCGAGGAGGGCCGTGCCGAGGGCCGCAAGGTCGGCGCGGAAGCCGAGCGGAAGCGAATCGATGGCGTGATGGCCGTCGGCCTCAAGGTCAAGGGGTGCGACACCCTCATCCGTGAAATGGCCTTCGACGGCCAGACCACGCTTGAACAAGCGTCGATGAAGATCCTTGACGCCGTTGCCGAGCGCAAGGGCGAGATCGCCGCCAAGGTGGTTGCCGAGGCTGCGAAGCCCGTGGCCGCGAGCCACGCCGACGGAGCAAACGGCGGAAAGCCCGAGCTCACCGGAGCGGAGTGGGCGGCCAAGATCCAGACCGTGATCGCGGAACACGCGGCTCGCGGAATCACTCTCACCCCGGTCGCTGCGGCGGCCATCATCAGGAAGGGAGCCTGACCCATGAACAAGGTGTTTACCAAGCCGTACGACGCGGGTGCTGCCGTCAAGTCCTACCGGTTCGTGAAGTTCGGCGCCGACGACGACAAGGTCGTCCAGGCTGCCGCTTCCACGGATCTCATCATCGGTGCCGTGAACGACGTCGCCCCTCCGGGATCGGACGCCGCAACCGGCGACCGCCTGGACGTCGAGCACTACGGCATCGTCGACATCCGCCTCGGCGGAAACGTGACGCGTGGCAACAAGGTCACCTCCGATGCCAACGGGTGCGCGGTTGCCGCGGCCCCTAGCGCCGGCGTGAACGCGCAGATCGGCGGCATCGCTCTCCGGTCCGGTGCTGCCGACGACATCATCCCCGTCCTTCTCACCATCGGCGCCGTCCAGGGCTAAAAGGAGACCTGAACCATGGCTGACAATCTCACCTTCATCGAGCGTCCCGAATACACCGGGATGGCGATTGCCTACCAGAACAAGGCGTTCATCGCCGACATGGTGTTCCCTCGCCGCACCGTGGGAGCCGAGACCTTCAAGTGGATCAAGTTCCCGAAGGCCGACCGCTTCACCATCCCCGACACCAAGATGGGGCGCACCTCGCACCCGAACCAGGTCGAGTTCGGCGGAACCGAGACCGAAGATCGGACGATCGACTACGGCCTCGAATCCCTGGTGCCCAACAAGGAAATCAAGCTGTTCTCGGCGACCTTCGACCCTCTGGGCAACGCCACCATGCTGACCTCCGAGCTGGTCGCCCTGGCTCGCGAGAAGCGTGTGGCGGACAAGACCTTCAACGCGAACACCTACGGTGCTGCCAACAAGACCACCCTGGTCGGCAACGACCAGTGGAGCGACTACACCAACAGCGACCCCGTGGACAAGATGTTGGAGGCCATGGACCCGCTGATGGTTCGCCCCAACATCGCCGTGTTCGGCCGTTCGGTGTGGACCAAGATCCGGAAGCACCCCAAGGTGGTCTCCAAGGTCCTGGGATCGGTGAATGCCTCTGGCATCGTCACCCGCCAGGCTCTGGCCGACGCCTTGGAGCTCGACGAGATCATCGTGGGAACGCCCTTCTACAACACCGCGAAGGCTGGCCAGACCGAGTCCTACGCGGAGCTGTGGGGCAAGCACGCGGCGTTCCTGTACCGGGCCAACGGGCAGTCGGAGATGACCTTCGGATTCACGGCCGAGTTCGGCGGGCGCCGGACTCTGACCGCCGAAGATCCCCGCGCCGGCATCGACGGCTCGACGATCGTTCGCGTGGTCGAGCAGGTGAAGGAAGTCACGCCCGCGCTCGACCTGGGCTACTTCTTCCAGAACGCGGTGGCCTAACCATGGCGAAGGCGAAGGAATCACCTAAGCCTCTGGAAGTGAGCACGGATCCTGTGCTTCCTTCCGCCGTGGAGGACAAGCCGCCCGCTCCTCCGGAACCGCCAGTCGTTCTCGAAAAGCCCCTGGTGTTCCGCGCCAACTGGAAGCTCGACGGCCTGCCGTCGGGCAACCTGGAGGTGGGAGACACCGTGGAGCTGGAAGAGGAAACCGCTGCTCCCCTGGTGGAGTGCGGAGTCCTTTCCGCCATCGAGGACCAGTAGATGGATTTGGACGCCGACATCGACGCCATCGTGAGCGCTTTCGACCCGGTCCCCGTCGTCCACGGCGGGACAACCGGCGTCGGAATCGTTGATGTCGTCGATCGCGACATGCTGCAAGGCGTGTCCGCAGCCCTGGGGGAGGTGCACGGCCTGACGGTTCGTACTTCCGCTTTCCCGGGGCTGAAAGTCGGCGATCCAATTTCCGTCGATGGAACCGCCTACAAGGTCATCGATCGGAAACGGATCGACGATGGCCGCATCACCATTTGCGTCCTGGGGAATCCATGAGCACCATCCGTGACCAGATCGTCGCCGCCGTCTTCGCCGCCCTGAACGGTCCGGACAAGCCCGCGGGCATCAACGTCCGTCGGTTCTCGCTCACCAGGATCGAACCTGACCAGATGCCCATGATCGAGGTGTACCCACACAAGGACGTCGCGATCGAGACCAAGCCCATGGCGGTGCGTCGCACGCTGACCGTCGGTTTCGACGTGTACGCCGCCGGCGAGCTGGTGGACCAGGAGATCGATCCGGCCCTAGCCTGGATCACCTCCGCCCTGCAGGCCGCGCCACGGAGCCTCGGAGGCCTGGCCACGGACATCCGGGAAGGGCAGGCCGAATGGGACGGAGAAGCGGCGCTGTCCGGGATTGGGCTGTGCAAGGCCTACGTCGAGATCGACTACATCCACAACCGAACCAACCAGGAGACCAAACCTTGAGCAAGAACACGACGGCCGAACAGGCCAACACCACCAAGGTCGTGGCGGTGCAGCCTTTCCACGAGGTCGACGGCGTCGTCCTCAAGGTCGGGCACACCTACGACATCCCCACCGAAATCGTCGGCGGCCTGCTCGCCTCCGGCGCTGTGAAGGAGGCCTAAGCCATGGGCAACAGCACCCCCAACGGAAACAACCTGTACGTCGGCCGTGGCAAGGTCTACGCCGACCTTTGGAGCGGCGGCGCCCCTTCGGGGAACTGGCGCTTCCTGGGCAACGTCGAGAAGATCGAGGGCACGTTCTCGATCTCCACGATCGAGAAGAAGTCCAGCATGGACGGCTCGAGCTCGCTGCTCAAGCAGGCCGTCATCGGCTCCGAGGCGGAGATCTCGATGACCCTGTCCGAGTGGGTCAAGGAGAACATCGCCCTGGCCCTGCTCGGCTCCGTGGGCACCTGGACCCAGTCGTCCGGGACCGCAACCGCGACCGCCCTGGGCAGCCTCAAGAAGGGCTACGCCCTGGACACCGGCAAGAAAAAGATCACCGTCACTTCCGTCGTGAAGACCAGCGGATCCGTGACCCTCGTGGCCGCGACCAGCATGGGCGAGACCGGCGACTACTTCGTGGACTCCGACGCGGGCCTGATCTACATCTTCGACACCACCGCGACCGCGGGCCTGGCCGATGGCGACGCCCTCACCTGGAGCGGATCCTACCCGGCGATTGCTTCGGCCGAGATGGTGACGGCGCTCTCTGCCGGCATGAACACCGTGTCGGTGAAGTACGTCCCGGCCTCCGACCAGGTCTCCGGACCTCGCTACCTGGTGGACATCCCGCAGTGGATCCCCAACCCGGACGGAACGCTGGCGCTGCTGACCGACGAGTTCGGAACCCTGAACCTCAAGGGCAAGGTCCTCAAGGACGTGACCAAGCCCGTGGGCCAGGAGTTCTGGACCATGCGGAAGCTGTAAGACACCCAGGGGCCACCACCCCCGGATTTCCTGGAGGGATCGATGCGGACGATTTGCGGCATTGCGTACAACGAGCTCACGGCGACGACTCTGGAGATGGACACGGCGATCATGCGCGAAGTCCGGTCCCTGGGCATGGAGCACTTCGAGAAGGCCGAAGGCGAGCTCCCCGACGCGTTCCTGGAGCGGATCATCACCTCCCTCATCGAGGGAGGCCAGGCGTTCCGCCTGCTGGGATGCTTCCTGGTCCCGGTGGGGCGCGAGTGGAGCCGCGACCAGGTGCAGGAGACGGCCGAGATCTTCCGTCGTGCGACGGACCCGAACGACAAGGCCGAGATCCGTTCCGCGTTGATCCCCTACCTCTTCTCTTTTTTCGCGATCGGGCTGGTCTCGCAGACGACTTCCCGGAAATTTTCCGCGGTTCTTCGCGGAATCCTGGGCCAGCCCGAACCCGTGGGAGCATCGACCTCGGCGAGTGGTACGAACTCGCCCGCCTCGTCGCGGGTGGGGATCCTGCGCAGATCCTGGCAGTGGCTCGTTGGCCGATTCGGGAGGCGTTCCTCGCCTACCTCGAGGTCCTGAGGGAAGACGCGATCGAGAGCTACCGGTGGGCGCACCTGGAATATGCCGTGGTGGCTCCCTGGTCCAAGGATGTCAAACCACCTGACCTACCGGAGATCCTGAAGTGAGCGCACCCGACATCCGAGTATTGCTGTCCGCCCAGGGCGTCGAGCAGGTGCTCGCCGCCTTTCGTCGTGTCCAGACGGAAGCGGAGCGCGCCCAACGAGCCGGAAGCGCGGCCAACGTCCTGAACGACGCGCTCTCGGACCTGAAGGGGCTCCTCCCCCAGCTGGGGATCGCCGCCGCCGTCACCGGCATGGCGGCCATGGCCAAGCAGGCCCTCGAGACCGCCGACAGCGTGGGCAAGCTCAACCAGAAGACGGGCCTCACGGCCGAAACGATTTCCGTCTACTCGTTCGCGGCACGCACAGCAGACGTCGAGCAAAAGAACCTCAACGGGGCAATGATCAAGTTCGCCCAAACCATGAATGAGGTCGAGGCAGGTGGAACGCAGGCCACCGGAGCGGTCCGCCAGCTATTCGGGAGCGCGAGCGCCCTGGACGGGCTCTCGATGGACGAGAAGCTGCGCAGGGTGACGGACGAGCTGGCCAAGCTCGAGCCCGGATCGAGGAAGACGGCGCTGGCCATCCAGTACTTCGGCAAGCAGGGCGCCGAGCTGATCCCGCTCCTGGACGACATGGGCGGGAACTTCGACGAGGTCAAGAAAAAGGCCGAGGCGATGGGCCTGGTGATTTCGACGGATCTGGCCGTCGCAACCCAGAAGGCCAACGACGCGATGCGCGACCTCAAGACGAGCGTCGAAGGCGCCGCGCTGCAATTCGTTTCTGGCCTGGCGCCGGCCATCCAGGGAATGTCCGAGGGTTTCCTGCAGGCCACCCAGTCCCCCGGCGTGAACGCGCTCAAGAAGCTGGGCGAGATCATCGGGGACATCGGGCGAGGGATCCTCTCCGTCTTTGTGATCGTCGGGAAAGGCCTGGGCTCCTACCTGGGCGGGATGGTGAACTTCTGGACCCAGAAGTTGCAAGAGCTGTCGACCATGTACGACATGTGGACCAGAGGCAACCGCATGGCCGCCCTGCGGTATGCCAAGGATTCGATCCTCTCCACTCCTCGGGATTTGATCAACGCGCAGAAGACGGCGTTCACCGGATTTGGCGACGACCTGGAAGCCACGTTGAACACGATTTGGAATCCGGACACTACGCCCAAGACGGAGAAGAAGGCCCCCGGCAACGCCCCGGCGAACGACAACGCCGCCAAGCAGAAAGCCGCGATCGAGAAGGCCCGGCGCGAACTCGAGCAGGCCTGGAGGGACAACGCCGAGAAGTTGGCCCAGGCCCGCGCCAACGCCGAAGCGGCGGCCAACGAGCGCGCCTACAAGCTGGAGAAGGAATCCCTCGAGGAGTACTTCGCCAAGAAGCTGGCCCTCCTGCAGGAGGAGTACCAGCGCGATCGGGCCAAGATCGAGGCGGACATCACCGCCCTCATCGACGCGCAGTCGAAAGCCAAGGACGAGGCCCAGCGCCTGGCGCTCGAAAAGGACATCCAGAACCGGCGCACGGCCCTGCAGGTGCTCGACATCGCCCAGCCCGGGAAGGTCCAGGCTCTCGTCGACGAACGCGAGGGCGCCAAGTACTCCCGCGACATGGGCGCCTACTCCCGCGAGCTGGGGCAACTGGACCTCGACAAGCAGCGGATCCAGAACGAGGTGACGGCCGGGAAGCTCACCGAGCTGCAGGGGACGGAAGCCATCCTCCAACTCGAGCGCGAGCGGGTCCCCGTGCTGCGCGAGCAGCTGGACGCCTTGGCCTTGATGCCTGGCCTCACGCAAGAACAGCTCGACGCGATCGAGAAAGCCAGGGTCGCGCTGGACGGACTCGAGGCCTCCAACATCCGTGCCTCCCAGGCTGGATGGAAACTGCGCGACGCCCTGAGCTCCGAGGCCTTCAGCCAGCTCAACACGTTCTTCACGCAGACCGTTTTCAACGCCAAGAGTGTGGGCGACGCCTTCAAGCAACTGTCGCTTTCCGTCGTGTCGTCCTTGCAGCAGATCATCACCAAGATGCTCCTGGTGCGGATGTTCTCCGCCCTGAAACTTCCCATACCTGGGATGGGGTTCGCCGAGGGCGGCTACACCGGCGACGGCGGGAAGTACGACCCGGCCGGCGTGGTCCACCGGGGCGAGTACGTCATGCCCGCCGACGTGGTCCGCCGCGCGGGGATCGGGACGATGGTGCAGATCCACCGCCATTTCCGAGGCTACGCCGACGGCGGCCTGGTGGGAGCGGCCCCCGGGGTGGCGGCGGACGCTGTCGGATCCGCGACGGTCAACGGGGAAATCCTGGTCGGGCTCGAGGAGGGTCTGATCGAGCGCCGCACCGAGCGATACCTAGATTCCAATCGGGGATCGCGGATGGTGGTCAAGTCCATGGGGCGCCTCCCACGCACGGCAAATCAGACCCTCGGAGGGACCAAGAAGTGAGCATCTACACCGGATCCGCGGCCAACTACACCGCCCTGCTCGACGCCCTGAACGCCGCCCTGCTCGAGGGTCACGCGCTCTCGATCGCCTGGGGAGGGGCCGGGAACGGAGTCCTTTCGGCTCTCCGTGGGAAACCGTCGAGCGTGCAGGAGACCATCACCGTCACCTGGACCAGTGCCACCGCGTTCAACGTCGTGGGCTCCGTCACCGGCTCGATGGGATCGGGTACCGTTGGAAGCCAGTTCAGCCACGCCCGCCTGAGCTTCACGGCCACGGCGGGCGGGACTCCCTGGGCGAACGGAAGCACCGCGCAGTTTGTGATGACGCCCCCCTGGACCGCGCTCCGATCCAGCGTCGGCTCCGAGTACATCTGGCGGGCACCTGGCGACGGTGGCGCGGATCAGATTTTCGTCGGCGCGAAGGTGTTCTCCAACGTCTCCGCCGACTACTACAACTGGCGCCTGGGCGGGTTCACCGGATACACCGCGGGCGCGGCCTTCGAGGCCCAACCGGGCGCGATGACGGATCCCGTCGTGCCGCTGTGGAACTCCGCCATCCCCTACTGGTTCATGATCTCGGGCAAGCGCGCGATCGTGGTGGCCAAGGTTTCGACGGTCTACGAGATGGCCTATATGGGATTCCTGGACTCCTACGCTTCCCCCGGGCAGTGGTCCTACCCCCTGGCCGTCGGCGGCTCCATGTCGTGGTACTCCGAACCCGCGGCCAGCTCCGCGAACTGGCGGTGGAGCTACGCCGGCAACGAGCACCGCGGTTTCCCGTTCGGCGGGCCTATGAACTCCGGAACGAACCGGGACAAGGACTCCCCGCTCCGCGTGCGGAAGCCGGACGGCACCTGGCGCGGCTTCTCCTACTCTGACACCGCCTCAGTCGGGACCGTGTGGCCCTACGCGTTCGGGATGTCCGACGTGCGAGCCTGCTTGGATGGATCCTACCCCGTTTTGCCGGTATCTCTGGCGGAGGACATGGGCGCCGCCGAGAACCCGCTAGGCGAGCTGGCGGGCGTCGTCGCCACGACCGGATTTTCCAACGCCTCGGAGAACACGATCACCCAGGGGCGCGCCTCCTTCCTGGTGTCACAGAACATCCACCGCACGACAAAAACCGACTACGCGGCCTTCCGGCTGGACTGAGGGACCACATGGGCTACTACACCGGCACGTTCACCACTGTCACGGATCTGCTCCAGAAGGTCGTGACCCACCTGGTCGCAGCGGGATGGACGCAGAACATGAGCCAGGCCGAGGGAAGCGGCTGGCGCGCGCACCTGAAGAAGGGCTCCTTCTACGTCAACTTCCGCGCCCTCCAAGGGGAAACGGGCGGAGGAATTACGACGGGCTACTGCCTGGCCATGAACGCCGGGGAATTCTTCAACAACGGAACCGGGTGGTACCAGCAAGCGGGCGTCCCTGTCCAGTCCGGCACCTCCACACCGGTTGGCGTTGCCATTCCGTTTGTTGCGGCCGGGCCCTACAACGCGCCCTACTTCGTGATGACCGACGAAAGCGACAACGTGTTCGTCGTGGTGGAGCGCACGGCGGGCGTGTTCGGGCACCTGGGGTTCGGTCCCTCCTTCACCAAGGCCGGCACGGTGACCGGTGGGTGGTGGTTCGTGGGGACGGTCGGCTGGACCTACGCCACCTCGAGCTCTTCCGCCGTCGAAGGCATCACCACGACCAGCGGTTGCCCTGGCGCCTACGGCAACTACATCGGCACCGCGAACGGCTACATCAAGGCCGACGTGGACACCTTCACGGGATCCGGAAAGTGGCTCTCGATCGGAGCCTCGACGACCGGCACCTACGGGTACACCGGGAAACGGTGCTTCACGCCGGTCAAGGGCCTGAACGATCCCGACGCCCAGATCCCGGGCTTCGGCACCAACTGGCAGACCCGCCAAACTTCGGACATGACCGGCCGCGCGAATCGCCTCCCCATCCATCTGTGGGCGGAGCGTGACGCGGGCGCGGGCGGTGGCGTCTCGCTGATCGGGGAGCTGCCCGGAGTCCGCTTCTCCAATGGCGTCGGCAAGGGCTACTCGAGCGGACAGGAAGTGTCCGACGGTGTGAGCGCCTGGAAGATGTTCCCGAACTTCGCGATCCGGAAGGTCGCTTGATGGCCGTCCTGGTCGGCATCGCGCTTTCTGCGTTCGCGCCCCTGGACAACCCCGGGCGGTCGGCAAACCTGGACACGGCGGTGACGTTCTCCCAAGCTCCGTCGGGTGCGTCCGATTCGGGCTCCGGCGCCCTGGTCGTCAACGGCCCGAATGCATGGGTGGAGATCTCACCCCAAGCCTTCGCGGGGAGCCTGGCCCGGGTGGAATCCCTGTGGGACACCATCCAGGTCATCCCGACGGATCGCGCGTTCGGCCTGGTGGCATCCGAACAGAGCTTCACCATCGAGATCTGGAACGCCTACCGGACCACGCAGTGGAAGATCTCCACCGTGGCCATCACCGGCCAAGGAGGCCTGGTGGTGGACGCCAACCTCCCGCTGGTCCTGCACGCGTGCGGGTCCCGGATCTTCGACGCCACGATCCCGGAGGATGGGCCCGCGAGCATCGCCAACGTGGCGACGTTCTCGATCGTCAAGGACGCCGACGTCCTGCCCCTGTTCTCCCGCACGTTCTCGGCAACCGGGTCACGCATCGTCCTGTTCCCGTTCGATCCGGATTGGGGAAAGAGCCTCAAGGAAGTCGTGGAGTACGCGACCAAGACCATCCAGGCCAGGAACGGGAAGGAACAGCGGTACCGGCTGCGCAAGATCCCGCGGCGCCGTGTGGCCTTCAACCTCGCCCTCCTGGACGGGGAGAACCAGGCCTTCGAAGCGCTCCTCTGGAACCGCCAGGCGGGCGTGTTCGGCGTGCCCTGGTGGCAGGACGTGGTCCAGTACGTCGGGACCCTCGCGGCGGGATCCACCACCATCGCGGTCGACACCACGAACCGCCTGTTCGGCCTGTCCAACATGGTCATGATCTGGTCCTCCCCCACGGCATGCGAGGTCCAGACCGTGGAGTCCGTCGGGGCGAACCTCATCACCTGCGCAGCGCTCGGGGCCACCTACACCAATCCGCTGATCGCCCCGGTGTTCGTCGGGCGCCTCGAGCCGTCGCAGGATCGCGACTACCTGACCTCCAAGGTCGCGACCGCAGCGGTCAAGTTCGCCTGCGAGGTGGGCGAGGAGGACGCGGCACCGAGCCCCGCGTCCATGACCCAGGTCTACGGCTACGACCTCCTGCAGGTGGTCCCAGACTGGAAGGAACCGGCCGCCAACGCGCGCCGCAACGTCACGAAGTTGGACACGGGCATCGGCCCGATCTCCGTCCTCGACCGCTCCGGCACGTCGTTCCAGGAGATCGAGTTCCCGTGGTTCCTGTCGGGCCGGTCCGAGATCCAGCAGTTCCGCGACTTCGTCGACCGGCGCGTGGGCGCGCTTTCCCCGTTCTGGGTCCCCACGTGGCGGGCGGACCTGGTGCTTGATGCGGACGCGCCTTCCAACGCGTCGGCAATCTCCGTCAAGGGCTGCGGGTACGCCTCGCGGATGTTCGCCTCCACGGCCCGGCGCTACCTCGCGATCCGCACGCCCACCGGTGGGTGGATCTACCGTAAGGCCACCAGCGCGAGCGTGGTCGCCTCGAGCGAGTCGATCGGCCTGGATTCCCAGGTCGGCGTGGCCCTGCCCGCGGGCACGGCGGTGTCGTTCCTGGTCCTGTGCCGGCTGGCCGATGACGCGGCCGAAATCGACTGGAAGACCGCAGGCGTCGCTACCGCGAAGACCCGATTCCTCGAGCTTCCCAGGGAGGTCCCGTGAGTTTCGATTCCATGGAGCGCAGCACCTACGGCGGGGAACCTTACGAGCTCTACCGGTTCGTGATGGGCACCGAGGTGTTGTGCTACACCTCAAGCCAGACGATCAAGGCGTTCCAGGGCGAATACTACCTGCCCGAGACGATCTCGCACACGGCCGTGGAGCAGAACACCGACGTGTTCTCCGGCCAGATCGAGGTGACGCTCCCTCTGCAGCATGTGGTGGCCAAGGGCTTCATCAACTCCGCTCCGGCCGCGCCCATGTGGCTCACCATCTGGAAGAACCACGAAGGCCTCGCCGCCGACCAAGCGCAGATCGTGCGCAAGGGGCGCGTGCTGAAGGCGACCCACGAGCAGCACGTGAAGCTGGTCGTTCGGCCCTCGCTTTCGTCGGCGCGCACCAAGGGCCCGGCCCCGATCTACCAGGGCGCCTGCAACTGGCACCTCTACTCGCCCGCGTGCGGCGCGACCATGAATTGGATTACCCTCACGGTGCACGACATCGGGTCCACGCCGACCTCGGATTTCTTCTACTTCCTGGCCGACCCCACTGCGGCGCCAACCGTCAACATCGACGCCTACGCGCTCAAGAACAGCTTCGGGTACCGCATGCCGACGCTCGCGGGCGGGCTCCTGAAGAACCCGCTTACCAACGAAATCGTGCGGATCTCCCGGCACACGTCCGAGAATGATGGCCCGCCGTTCTCCCAGAATTCGTTGCAGCTCGAGGTGCCACTCTCCACGCCGATCGCGAACGGGGACACGTTCTACGTCACCAAGGGGTGCGACAAGACCCTCAACAATTGCCGGTTCTGGGGGCGCCTCCAGACCTACATGGGGTTCCCGCGGTACCGTGGCCGCGACCCGTTCAAGCAGGGGATTCGCTGATGTGGTTCTTGGCTTTCTTCGCGATCTCGCTCCTCGAGATGTACCTCCGGAAGAAGCTCGCGCCGAAGCAGACGCGAGGATCCGGGCAGCTCGACAGCCCCATGTCCGAGGAGGGGTACTCGATCCAGGTTGGGTTCGGGACATTTCGTGTCAAGGCTCCCAACTGCGTGTGGTACGGGAACGAGCGCGCACGGGACGCCGGTGGCGGATTGTACGACTACGACGTGAACATGCAGCTGGCGCTATGCCATGGGCCGGTAGACCGCGTGTCGCGCATGTGGATCAACTCGAAAGAGGTGAGACCGACCCCGCGCCTTTCGTCGAATCGCGTCACGTCGAAGGCGCGGACCAACGTCACGGGCGTGGCCGAAGCGACTTCCATGTCGGTGTTCCCGTCGGTTCTCCCGGCCGCTGGAACGGTGTTCATCGCGAAGGCCAACGGAGGGTATTCCGACGTCGGAGTCCATGAGCCAGACCGGTTCAAAAACACGAAGATGCTGTACCGAAACACGTTCACCCCGGTAGTTATCCCGGATGGATGGTTCGTGGTGCCGATGGCGAACAGCGCCAACTACCCTGGCAACACCTACGCCGACTTTTTTTGGTACGACACGGCACCAACCCAGCAGCCATCCGGCGCCTACCCATTCGGCACCTGGGCGACGCGCTGCCAGTACTACACGTTCGTCCAGCCTGCAAACGGCGACATCTGCAAGATCGACGGGACCTGGAAGACCTGGGATGGATCCACCTGGAATGCATTCCCTGGAGAGGACTTCACCACCCTGGTTTTCAACGTGAACGAGGACGGAACGAAGGTCCACGGGCGCCTCGATCTGCACTACGGCGGGCTTTCACAGGCGCGCAACCAGGAGCTTTCGCGCCTGGCGTTCGACGACGCAGTGGGGGACAAAAGCCCCTCCTACGGCGGCCTTTGCTACGCGTTCTTCTCGCACGCAACCGCGTGGCTGAACCCTGGGTACATCGGCAATTCCCCGCAGGTCCCGGAAATCACCCTCGAGCTGGCCCGCATCCCGTGGGGTCCGAACGATTCGGGCGTGCTCTACCAGAAGGCCATCCTCGCCGACTCGAAGCAGTACAAGACCATCGGCGACGACACGGCGTCACTCCTGGACAGCTACGCCTACGACGCGAACCCGGCCCACGTGATCTACGAGATCCTGACCAACACCAGGTGGGGGATGGCCAAGCCCGCGGCCGACATCGACCACCATTCCTTTTTCTCGGCGGCCACGATCCTGCACGACGAAGTCTTGGGCATGACCATGCTCATCGACCAACAGGAGAACTGGGACGACATCCTCGAGGACGTGCAGAAATTCGCCGACGGGCTCCTGTTCGAGGACGTGGTGACGGGCAAGATCCAGTTCCGGCTTTTGCGGCCGGTGCGCCCTGCCGATGCCCGCTACCAGGACACCTGGTATTCCGACACCAACTGGCCGGTGTTCGACACCACCAACGTCATCGGCGACGTGGAGCTTTCCCGCAGCGGGTGGGACGAGGTAGTCAACGACATCCGGGTGCAGTACACCAGCCGGTCCTACGGCTACGCGACAAAGATTGTCCAGATCAAGAACGACGCGAATTTCTCCAGGCAGGACGAGCGCGTCCAGCTCCAGGCCACCTATGCGGCGGCATCCTGCGATCTCGTCGCCCAGCGCCTGGCAGAGCGGGAGATGCGCACGTTCGGTTACACCCGCGCCCGGATCAAGATGCGCGTCAACCGCGACGGATGGAGGCTCAACCGGGGCGACCGGTTCGTGCTCAACTGGGAGCCGCTGGGGATCTCCAACATGGTGTTCCGCGTGGGCGAGATCGACGACGGGACGCTCGAGGATCCCACCATCGAGGTCCAGGCCTTCGAGGACATCTACAAGTTGGCCGACACCGAGTACACGTCGCCCACGGACGGGTGGACGGATCCCTCCGGGGCCGATCCCGTCGCGCCTGGTGCGGTGGCCATGCTCGAGATGCCCTACAACCTGTCGGGGGATGGGCCACGCCGGAGCTTCGTCAAGCTCGCAGCCCAGGGCGATCCGTATACCACCGGCTGCAAGCTCTGGTGGTCCGATGGGACGGGCCCGCTGCAGATGCTCTCGGGGAACCTCCCCTACGCCCCCACCGGAATCCTCCAGTCTGCGCTCTCGCTCGAGGAGTACACCGCCACCCTCACCATCCAGGGCGTGTCCCTGGCTAGCCAGATCGCGTCCCTGGGCGGATCCGGGGGTGGATCCAACTTGGCCCTGGTGGGCGAGGAGATCATCGCGTGGGACTCCCACGCGGTCAACGCCGACGGGACGGTGACGCTCGCCGGCGTGCTGCGCGGGGTCCTGGACACGATCCCGGCCACGCACGGCATCGGCTCCCGCCTGTGGGTCCTCAACGACCGCGCGCTGCGCGAGGGCAAGACCCAGGGCGCCGACTACCCCGAGACCTGCACGATGCAGGCCTACAACTCCCGGGGAGAGATCCCCCTGGCCACCTCGCCGACCGTTTCGGTGACCAGCACCTCGAGGCAATTCCGGCCGTTCCCACCGGGGAAGTTCAGGGTGGGATCAGACGCGAATCTCGCCGGTTCTGTTGTCGACCGGGTGCAGGTGGGCAACCTCGCGCTGGCGTGGTCCAACCGCAACCGCCTCACCCAGGCGCCGGGCGTGGTGGCCCAGGACACCGGCCCGATCGCGCCGGAGTCCGGCCAGACCACCGACGTGCGCCTCTCCCAGGGCGTGGCGGGAATGTTCCAGCTGGTGGACAAGGACGGCGCGGCCTTCCCGTTCGGCACCGCCGTGGTGGTCGGTGCGACGGGCAATTGGGCTACGGTCAAGGGCGTGCCCCTGTTCTACCTGGCCGTGGGCGCGGGCGCCTGGGCGGATACCCCGCTGGCCTCGCAGGCCGGGGTCACCTACGAGATCGGGATCAACCTGGACACCCTCCAGGTGGAGATCGTCGGGACCGTGACGGCCACGAATTGGATCCCCCTGTACCTGGTGAACTTCGCGGGCGCGGGCGCGGGCCGGACGGCCACCGTCTACGACCAGCGGACGGATGATCCGGTCTACATCGAGACGATGGCCGGCACCGAGAACGCGGGATCCGTGGACCCCGCCGACTTCGGCGTTGCGGCATCCGCGGCCAAGCCCTACAGGGCCCGCCTGGTGGCGGTGCGCGACGGGCTGGACTCCAGGACCTCCCGGGATACGGGAAACCTCCTGGTGGCGGGGTATGGGCTGAACTATGGAATGTTCTACGGCGGCAACTAGGCGTACATTTGGACGGAGGGCGAACGAATGGCGAAAATCGTAGGAAAAACGCTTGGGTGGGTCGGATACACCACCGGAACCGGCACCAACAACTGGGCCGCGGACAACGACGCCAATCTGCGGAAGATCGACGCCTTGCTCCAGGCGGGCGCCGTCGCGATCCAGAACGCTCCCCCGGGCAGCCCTGTGGAAGGCCAGGTCTACGTCGTCGGGACCTCACCGACCGGAGCGTGGGCTTCGCAGGCCAACGCGATCGCCCGCTGGAACGGGAGTGCAGCACCGTCCGGCGCCTGGGAATTCTTCGCCCCGGCCGCGGGCTGGTGGATCGCCGTTGGCGCCCAGGACTACCGATTCTCGGGTAGCGCGTGGGTTGCGGGCTGGACGCCAGCCCATGGGCCTTCCCACCATCTTGGAGGCTCTGACCCTCTCGACGGGCAGTCGATTCCTGGCTTGCTTCCGACCAGTTCGCCGACCTTTGCGTCGATCCAACTCAAAGGTCCATCGACAAATACTGACGTAGGATTCCTGAATACGTCAGGAGTCCTTCGGTACATTTTCCGTGCGGATGACTCTGGTGACAAGCTATACGTCGTGACCCGCAACGACGACGGATCATCTCGGGCCGAGAGATTCCGGATCGAGAGATCAAGCTCTCTTCCCGTGTGGGTTAGTTTCGGGCTCAATGTTTCCAGCGGTGCACTCCAGATGGGCGGGGTGGATTCGATCTTGGCCACCCGCGAAGGCCGGTTCACGGGGATGCGCCTATCGAACCTGACTTCCGGCCAGATGCCGGTTGCGTCGGACGCCAACGGCCAGATTACCGCCTCGGGGGAAACCGACGACGGGACGTACTTCACCACAAGTCGGGTGTTCCGCTCTTGGAACACGCTGACAAAAACCGGCAACGTGTGGACGGCTCTCCAGTGGACGCAAGCAGCAGAGGAGAGGGTCGCGCTGTTCTCGTCGGACGCGTCCGGGGTCGATGCAAAGCCGGTCATCATGCTGGCCCACAACGACGCGGAAGCGGCATCCCGTACGCTCGGGATCATCGGTTTCGCGCAGAAAGTCGTCGGTAAAACAGGCTCGAATCCTGGCGTGAAGGCGGACATGCTGGCCACGACCGTCGGATCTGGAGGGACGAACGGAGGATACGGCGGGAAATGGACCTGGCGCTACAGGCCTGACAACGGGGCAGCCTTGGTCGAGGCATTGCGTGTTGGGGCGTTCGGCGGATCGACTCCAGACGCGGTGGAAGCCGCGATCTTGTTACGGGCAAACGCTGGCTTTCTGACTGGCTTGGCCACCTTCCAAGACGCATCAGCAAGCCAACCAGGAATTGATTTTATTTCCGATGCTGGATCAGATCAGGCACATATCCGTATTCTCAATAGCGCGACGGGGAACTTGCTTGGTGGAGGTGTCGGAGACGTTGAATTTTCATTCACCGAACGACTCATAATTGGGAATAACCTCAGTCAAAAAATCATCTTCCCTTCTGGTGCAGATCCGATTGTCATTGAAAAGCTGAAGGCCACCAAAGGGCTCTATGGAGGCATATCACCCCGCACAGCAAGCGAGGCTACCGCTGGCGGGGATGTTACGGTTTCCTACACGGGTTCCGGAGGGCATACGGAATCTCTCCCAGCAGCAATCGGATCTGGCCGGATCATTTTTTTCGCAAATGCCGGATCCGGAACATGGACATTATCTGCATCAGGATCTGATGTTATTCATGACGGGGGAACCTCTCCCGTTACATCAATTGCAATCCAGGCCGCCGCACAAATAAGGTCGCGAATCCTCCAAGATGTAGGGTCCGGTATCTGGATGCGACTCAATTAAAGGAATAAAAAATGGCAAAAATCGTCCTGAACTATCCAGGAGCAAACGGCGCGAAATTCCAGCGATCTCTCGATGCGTTCGCCCTCCAGCAGGGGAAGACCCCCGAGGAGATCATGGAACCCATCCTGCGCGGGATCGCCCAGCAGGTTGGCGTCAACTTCAACGACGACGAGGCCGACCAGGACGAGTCCCTGACCAAGGCCGAGCGCCAGGGAGCCAAGGCGAAGCAAGCCCGCGACGACCGCGCCGCCGAGACCGCGCGCCTGGTCGCCGAGAGCGAAGCACGCCGGAAGGCCGAGGAAGCCAAAGCCGCCGAAGCCGACGCGCCGAAGACCGCAGGGAAGGAGTCCTAATGCCCATCACGACCATCACCGAGGCGGTGCCTCCCGAACTCTTGCAGGATCTGCGCGAAGGACTCGCCCACGCAAACAGGCTGCTCGAACAGGCGCAGCAACTCCAGAAACAGGCAGACCACGCCTTCGGAATGGCCGAGGGTGCAAAGGCTGAAGTGGATCGCCTCGCGACGCGGAGGCTGCGGGGTGGGAAGCAGGACATCCTGAACATCCAGGAGGGCACGATCACCCGCGTGGTGGAGGTTGCGGATCCCGCTCCGGTGGCCCCCCCGGCACCGGCCAACGGCCCCAGCGCGGAGCCCGAGACATGAACTGGTCCCTGGTACCTCCGCAGATGGTCGGGTTCCTCCTGTTCCTGGTCCTGGCCGCCCTGGCCTTGATTCCAGGCGGGCTTGGGATCTTCTGGCTCCTGTACCAGATCAACAAGTCCCGCACCGCCGATCTGAACGAGCAGATCCGGCAAGTGGCCCGCAACGAAAACGGATCTCTGGAAAGGCAGATCGCAGACTTGAAGTCCGAACAGGGAGCCCAGCACCGGGAGATGATGACTCGCTTGGACGAGATGGAAAAGCGCTTGCCCACCAAGGACGCGGTCTCAAACCACAACGAGCGCATCGGGAAGCTGGAATCGAAATGGTCCGACCAGCACGCCCAGATCGAGGCTCTCTTCGAAAGGGTCCGGAAAATCGAGATTCGATGCGCGGGCCACGGGGCCGACGACACCGAGACGATTCCTGTCTGCGGAGGGCGCGGATGAACCTCTCCCCCCACTTCACGCTCGAGGAGCTGACCCGCTCCCAGACCGCATCCCGCCACGGGTTGGACAACACCCCGGACAAGCTGGCGGCCGTTGAGCTGGGGCGCCTGGCCGAGAACATCCTGGAGCCCGTGCGCGCGCTCCTGGGATGCCCGCTGCAGATCACGTCGGGCTACCGGTGCCCCGAGCTCAACGCCCGGATCGGATCCACGGCGAAGCACTCCGCGCACCTGGATGGCCGGGCCGCGGACTTCGTGCCGATGGGCTGCGATGTCCGCCACGCCTTCGAGGCGATCCGGAAATCGTCCATCCCCTACGACCAGGTCATCCTGGAGTGCGGGGAGTGGATCCACATCGCGATCGCTCCGATCTACGCCACCCCACGGGGCCAGGCCTTGCTCGCGAAGGGCGGGCCGGGCGCCTGGACCTACATCCCTGCCGGAAAGGACGGTGCCGCATGACCCAGCTCCTCCGCTCTCCCTCCGGGCGCCTCTCGATGCGCCGCGCCCTGTTCGCCGTGGCCGTGGTGACCGCCTGCGGGTGTGCCGCCGCCTCCCTGGTCCTGAAGCACGACATCGGCCCGGGCGCCGTCTCCGTCCTGTCCAGCACAGTCGCAGCGACCGCCGCGGCCGCCGGCCTTGGCCGGTTCGCCGAGCGCGGGAGCGAGAAAGGCGGTGCCGCGTGAACCCAGCCCCTCCCTTCGATGCCCTGGCCTTCTGGGCGTCCGTGGTGACGCTCCTGCTGATCCTCCTGATGGGATGCATCGCCGAGCTGGTGGCGCGTTTCGCCGAGCGCCGCCAGGACCCGCCCCTGCACGGCCCCGACTCCTGCATGGACGCGATCGCGAACCAGCAGGAACGCTCCGGGGTGCGCCGATGAAACGATCCCTGTTCCTGGTCGCGGGAGGGCTCGTTGCCGGGCTCCTCTGTGGGTGGTGGCTCCGGAGTCCCGGGAAAGCCTTCCACGAGCCCCCCGCGGCCTCCGTGCGCCAGGCGGACGGTTCCCTGGTGGTCGAGAGGGTGGATCCCACCACCCAGCCCCAGAAGCCGCCGCACGAACTCCCCAAGGGCGCCGTCGAAGAGCACCGCGTCTCCGTCGTGGTCCAGCCCCGCCGGGGCGTGGCGGTTCGCCAGGAGTCCGCCAAGATCCCCATGGGAATCCCCGCGGATTCCGCCGAGGTCGCGCGCCTGGTGGCGTCCGACGACCGGCCAACCTGTAAGCCGTCCTTACAAGTTCCCGACTCCTGTGATTGCCCTCCGGCCCAGGTGGACCTCTCCCTGGTGCGCATGCCTGACCGCACCCGCCGAGTGGTGGCCAGCTCCCCAGACGGCCAGGTCGTGTCCGGGATCGACGTGCCGAGTGAATTTCTCTCCGTCCCACGGATTCCGCGCTGGACCGCCTCGGCGGTGGCGGTCGCGGACCTCGACGGAATCCGTCCTGGAATTCTCGTAACCCGCCGCCTCGGGCCCATCGTGGTCGGGGGCGGCATCCTCTCCGATCCTGGGATGCGCCGACCCGGGGCAATCGCGCAAATCGGCGTCACCTGGTAGGAGGATCCATGCAACTGACGTTCACCCGGACCACCGTGGGCAAGGATGCCCCGCAGCTTCTCAACGACTTTCGCCCCGACGGCAAGCGCTACTTCGAGCTTGTCCTGAAGGCCACTCCTGGGCAGGTGGCATCGTGCACGGCCCGGCCGCTGGCCGCGGCTTCCGAGGGCCACCCCGGATTTCCGATCGGTGGGGAGGTAACCCTGTCGGGAACCGCCGACGCGAACGGACTGGTGGGCGCCGACGGATTCCCCTTCGAATCGGTCTTCCCCCTCTACGGCTTCGAGGTGACAGCGATCTCTGGCGTGGGCGCCGAGCCCACCGGAAAGGTTGGCAACTGATGTCCGTCATCATCTACCCAAACAGGGGAGGCCTCGGGAAGGGCGCGGCCTCCGTCTCCTCCGACGGCACGACCACGTTCCCGGGGGCGGTGCGTACCACCGTGCGCGGCCAGTCGATCCGCTCCGACGGAAACCTGTTCCTCCTTGGCCCAGGAAACAGCTTTGCCAACGTCGTCGCGGAGACCGATTGCTACACCGCCCCCGTCGCTGGCCTGGTCGATGGCGCCTACCTGACAGATTCTGCGGATGGCGGGATCCCGCCGATCATCAGGGCTAGATTCCTTCTTCCGAGCGGGACGGAGAAGGCGCAAGGGCTCAGGCTCAAGGCGTCGTGCGGTATCGCGATGGCGGCGGCGACTTTGTCGGCCTCCTCCCTCGCGTCGAAGATGACGCTCAAGGCTTATCTGATCAACCTTGCGACATCTACCAGGATCCAGATCGCGTCCATCGACGTGCGGGCCTCGCAGATCGCCAACGCCGACCCTTCGACCTCGCTCCCGTGCGATTTTGTCGGTACCATCGCGCCGTCCTCTCTGGTCTCAGGGACCACTTGGAACACGCGCAACCACGATTTCGCGCTGGTCGCGTCCGGCAACTACGGTGCCCAGTTTGCTGGATTCAAGGAACAATCTGCCTACCCGCAAATCGACTGGGGAGTGGATCAGGGGCTCATCTTTACCCAGCAATGGGACGGCGGCTACCCTGCCGGGACCTTCTATTTCAACCAAATCTCTGTGGAAAGGGAATAAGCCATGGCCGCAGGATTCCTGGGCGACGATACCGCCCGCAACAGTGGAGCCGGAACAGCTCTTGTCGCCGGATCAGATGTCACGATCACGGAGAGCCTGCTAAACAGCGCATCCAACCACTTCCAAGGCCTCCGAAAACTGTCGCGAGTAGGCGTCGAGGTGCTTCTCGATGTCACCGCGCCCGCCGCCGCAGGAACCGTCGTCAAATTGACGTGGAACAGTACCGCGATCCAGGCAACGCTCCCTGCGCTCCCCGTCGGATGCCACACCATCCACTTCAGGGGGCTGAGTCTGACATCGACGGGTGCGGTACGCTTCTCGATCCATACCAGTGCGATGGGCGGAGCGGTCACGACCAGCGGTGGCGCGGCGACGTACTCCGTCGGATCCGCTCCCACTCGTCCAGTCGTCGTCAACCTCGGCGCAGGTGGTACAGGAACCGGCTACATCGCGGCGATGCAAAATACGTGACCATCGACTCCTACATCCAGTCCCTCGGGCTGGCCGTGGACACGCGCTACTGAGACGAGGGAACTACATTTCAGGCCTGACGGAAGAAGAGCGCCCAAGTGGGAACGGGCGGAACGCCTCCGTGGATTTCCCTGGGGGCGTTCTTTGTTTGGGCGCCGAAAGTCGTTTTCGCCCCAAGAAACGAAACCGCGGATCCTTTTCTTGGGAAGGACCATTTCCACAGATCCCCGCAAACACCTGTGACGACGGTCACTTCCCCCCATCCGCGGCCATCGTGTACGTTACCGTTTCGCACTGACAGTAATTGACGCTTGACTTGGTCCGGGCTCCGTGCTCCGTGACCTACTTGCACGGTAGCGGGCCCATGGAGAACGAACCAGGACAGCAGAACGTCCTGGAGGTAGAATCCCCCCAGGGCAATGGAATCAACGGGTCATGGAGGAACATGGCCCGGAGACGGTATCAAAGCGGATCCCTGAAGTTGACGGGGACCGCGCGCAAGAAGTGGGTGCTGGTCTGGCGAGAGGATGTCGTCGGTGACGACGGCGGAATCCACCGAATCCAGCGAACGACAAACGTGGGCTTCCTCGACGAGGTTCCCACAAAGAAGCTGGCGCGGCGTCGAGCGGACGAGGTGCTGGAGAAGGTGAACGCCACGGACTACCGGCCCTCGCGGCCGATCGAGTTCCGGGAGTTCGCCGAACGATGGAAGACGACGATGGTGCCGTTGCTGAAACCCAGCTCCCAGAAGCACACGAAAGGAAACCTGGACCGCTGCCTGTTGCCGGCGTTCGGCGCGGTGACGCTCGACGAAATCAACCTCGAGCGGGTCCAGGCGTTCGTGTCTGGGATGTCGGGCAAGGTCCGGCGGCACACGGTGCGCAACGTCCTGGCGAGCCTGTCCAGCATTTGCAAGACGGCCAGGTCCTGGGGCTACACGGTCGGCAGGTGGTCACGCGAAGACCTGGTGATCCCGGTGGACCGTGAACCGAAGCGGGTTCGGGTGTTCTCCCCCGAGGAAGCTCGCGCTGTCCTTCTCCGGGCCGCGCAGCCCTGGAGGGCGTTCTTCGGTGTGGCGGCCATGTGCGGGCTCCGGGGTGGCGAGATCTGCGCCCTGGAGGTCCGGGATGTCGATTTCGAGGCTGGGACGATCTCCGTCCGCCAAGCGGTGTGGTACGGCCACATCCAGCCCCCGAAGTCGGCCCGGTCCATCCGCACGGTCCCCATGCCGGAAGCCCTCCGGGGGTTCCTCCGGGAGCACCTGGACACCACGTGGAAGCGGAACCCTGGGGGGCTCCTGTTCGCCACGCAGCGGGGAACCGTGCTGAACCCGGAGCGGGTGGTGGTCCGCCACCTGTACCCACTCCTGGACCAGCTGGGGATCCAGCGGAAAGGGCTCCACGCGTTCCGCCACGGCTTGGCCTCCCTGTTCCTGTCCGCGGGCGCAAGCGCGACCGTGACGCAGGCCCAGCTTGGCCACACGGATCCGCGGATCACGCTTGGGATCTACGCGCACCTCGTCGGGGACGAGCAACGAACGGCAGCGAATCGAGTCGCTGGAATGTTGTGGTCAGATGTGATGGAGCAGAAAGACAGAAGCTGTCAAATCAATTAGTTGAGTGGTGAGCGCGGAAGGAATCGAATTTTCCACCCACCACGGTAACCCGTTGATTCTGTTGCCCCACCATCCCGCCTGATCCCCATTCCCCGGCCAATTCCCCGCCATCTTGTGACCAGTTGTGGTCATCCCGCCCCGCCGCTCTGCATGTAGAGATTTTGCAAAAAATCCGTACACGAGGTGTAAACGTGTTTGTACATTCTGTGTTCACGCACGGGGCAAGCGGCGCCCCCAATCCCACCACCAGCGCTGCATCACCACAACGAAAGGACCCCCACCAATGAACGCAAAAGCCCAGGCATGGATCTGGGATGCGGGGCCGCGCAAAGTCCGCGCAGCTCTCCCGAAGGAGCTCGCGGTCACTGACGGAGCCGTCTACTCATGGCTCTACGGGCGGGCGAACCCGTCGTACGAGCGTGCGAAAGCTCTGGTCAAAATGGCCAAAGCCGACACCGTCCACGGTGGCAAGAAAGCTTGCCTCACGGTCGACGATTTCCTGTCTCCCCACGAGTACCTGAGTCGCACCACCACCACCACAGAAGAGACAAGCAATGCCTGACATCCAACTCCTCACCAACTCCCGGCGCAATTCGTTCGGGTCCTGCCACCGGAAGCACTATTTCGAGTACGAGCTGGGGCGCCGCCCGATCTCGGACGCGGACTCGCTGCGCTTCGGCACCCTCGCCCACAAGGGCCTGGAGGCCTGGTTCCTGGCGATCTGGCAGGGCGTGGACATCGCCATCCAGGAGGCCAAGGCCGCGATCCTGGCCACCAACCCTTCGGAGATCTCCGACCAGTACCAGATCGCGACCGCTCTGGCTCTGATCGAGGGGTACAGCGCCCGGTGGGGCGCCGAGGAATTCGAGGTCCTGGCCGTCGAGCAACACTTCGAGATCCCGCTGATCAACCCGGACACCAACGGGCAATCGCGCACGTTCCGCCTGGCCGGCAAGATCGACGCGATCGTGCGTGTCGGCGACCGGGTCCTGATCCTCGAGCACAAGACCAGCGGCGAGGACATCGGGCCGGATTCCCGCTACTGGACCAAGCTGGCGATCGATGGCCAGGTGTCCGGGTACTACATGGGTGCCAAGTCCCTGGGGTACGACGTGGACGGGTGTCTGTACGACGTCCTGCGCAAGCCCTCGATCCGCCCGGCCTCGGTCCCGCTGACCGACGAGGAGGGCGTCAAGATCGTCCTGGACGCCGAGGGCAACCGCGTCCGCACCAAGGACGGCAAGAAGTGGCGCGAGACCGGCGACAGCGCCCAGGGCTACGTCCTCCAGAGCCGCCCCGAAACCACCGAGGAGTGGTACCAGCGCCTCACGGCCGACATCGCCGCCCAGCCCGACCGGTACTTCCGGCGCCTCGAGGTCCCGCGCCTCGATGCCGACCTGGTGGAGTACCTGGGCGACATGTGGGCGGTCGGGCGCGAAATCGCCGAGGCGCAGCAGACCAAGCGGTGGCCCAAGAATCCCCGCTCCTGCGACGTGTACAGCGGATGCCCATACTTCGAGGTCTGCGCCGGCCGCGAGTCCATCGACAACCCGCACGTCTTCCAGACGGTCAACATCCACCGGGAACTCACCACCACCACCACGGAGACCGCAGCATGAACCAGCCCCCTACCACCCGCCCCACCTTCGGAGTCCCGCCACGCGGACCGGCCGCGGCTGCCCAGCGTCCATCGATCGATTTCCGCGCCGGGATCCGCAAGGGCCCAACCGCCAAGGTCCCGCGCATCGTCATGATCGGCGTCGAGGGCGTCGGCAAGTCCACGGCCGGAGCGCAGATGGAGAGCCCGATTTTCCTCTGCGCCGAGGACGGCCTGGTAGGCACCCAGTTCGCCGAGACCGCCAGCTGGTCCGCGCCGGATTGGGAGTCCGCCCTGGGCTTCCTGGACTGGCTGCGCACCGAGAAGCACGAGTACAAATCCCTGGTTGTCGACACTGTCGACTGGATCGAGCCGAAGCTCTTCGAGTTTGTCTGCAGCCGCGACAACATGGCCAACATCGAGGCCTACGGCTACGGCAAGGGGTACACCGTCGCGGCCGAGGAGTTCCGTCGATTCCTGGGCAAGCTCGACGCCCTGAACAAGGCGGGGATGGCAATCCTTGTCCTCGCACACTCCCAGATCAAGGCCTTCGCGAACCCGGTGGGCGACAACTACGACCGCTACGAGCCGAAGGTCACCAAGCAGATCGCGGGGATGGTCAAGGAGTGGGCAGACGCCGTCCTGTTCGCTCGCTTCAAGGTGTTCGCCCACAAGGGCAAGGGCGCCATGAAGGCCAAGGGCATCGGCGGCCAGGAGCGCGTGGTGCACACCACCCACAACGCCGGGTGGGACGCCAAGAACCGCTACGGCCTGCCCGACGAAATGCCGCTGGACATGGCCACCATCCTGGAGGCGATCCGCACCTCCAACGGCGCGGGCGGGGAGTCTCCGGAGGACATCGCGGCCGAGATCCGCAACCTCGCTGCGATCCTGCCCGAGAACATCCAGGCCAAGATCGAGGCCGCGATTGACCAGGCCAGCCCCGATGCCGCGGCCCTCGCCGTCGTCCTCAACAAGACCAGAACCACCGTCACCAAGCACCAGTCCGAACAGGAGTCCACCAATGGCTGAACGCCACTATGTCCGCTGCACCGTCGTCGGCAACGCGCTTGCCGAGTCCAAGGAAAAGAAAACCCCTTCCGTCAAAATCCGTCTCCAGGCGATTCCTGGGGCCAATCCCCCCATCGATGGTTTCGCCGACAACCGGACCCTATGGGCCGATCTCTGGCTGACCGACGCGGCCCTGGAGTCCTCGATCGAGACCCTGGAAAAGGTCCTCGGGTGGCGCGGGTCCAGCTTCGCCGAGCTCAACGATCCGTGCTTCGATGGTGTCGAAGTCGAGGCGGCCTGCGAGTGGGAGGACGTCGGAGGCCAGTGGCGCGAGAAGGTCGTTTTCCTCAACGCCCCTGGAGGCGGCGGGGTGAAGAAGCTGGAGGACGTCCAGGTCCGCCAGGTCGTTTCCCGCCTCGATGCCGTGCTGGCGAAGGTGCGCCAGAACAACCCCGCGGCGCCCACGCCGGCGAAGTCCGCACCGGCTCGCCGCGCTCCTGTTGGCCCGAACCGCGCTCCTTCGGCGGCAACCGCCGACGGCCTGGTCGAGCCTCCGCAGCAGCGCAAGGGAGACCTCCCGGACGAGGCGTTCTTCGCATGACCGCCCGGGAGAGGAAGGTGCGAGGAATCCGCTCGATCTCCCTGGGTCGGAACCGTGCGCTGGCCGCGCGGATCATGCGGGCCATCCTCCGGCGCAAGCCGGGGGAGGCCTTCACGTCCGAGAGCCTGCGCCTCCGGATCCGATTCCGGGCCCACCCCAACGCGTGGGGAGCCGCGATCCACAACGCAGCCCGCGCCGGTCTGATCGTGCGCGATGGGTTCCAGGTCGCCACGCGGCCGGAGTCCCACGCCCGCATCCTGGCCGTCTGGAGGCGCGCATGAAGCGTATCGGGTTCCGTCGCTTGAAGGTCCGAGATGGTGCGACCGGCACGGAGATCATGGCCGCGATGCGGAATTCCCAGCTGCAGGCCCAGCGCCAGCAGAACGGGGAGGACGCCGAGGACAGGGTCGAGACTGCCCTACTTCAACGCGGGCTCAAGCTGGTCGAGAAAGTCGAGGTCGGATTTGGCGTTACCCATGAAGGCCGTCGGTATGCGAAGGCGAAGGTTTCCGGAGACTACCGAGCGGTCGAGCCTGGCACGGGACGCTCCGTCCTGATCGAGTCGAAGGCCAAGGCCACCAAGGACCGGCTGTCGTGGGGAGATTTCCGCGAGCACCAGCCGGTGAAGCTGGACGAGCACATGATCGCCGGAGGTATCACGGAGGTCGCCTGGACCTGCATGGGATCCCTCCGTTTCATCCCCTGGTCCGAATTCCGCCGCGTCGGGTTCGGCCCTGGGAAGTCCGTCGTGTGGACGGGCTGCACTGTCGAGATCTACACCCCTGCCCGCGGGAAGCGGGAAACCACCACCAACACGAAAGCAACGACATGAAGTTCACCGTCAACAAGCCCGTCGAGGTCGAGATCTCGCACGTGCTCATCAATGTCCCGGTCCGCTACGGGGAAGAGGAAATCCCGAACGATTTCCCATTGCGCGACGGCGAGACGTGGCGCGCCACGGTCGAGCTGGACACAGGGAAGATCGTGGAATGGCCGGCTGACAAGCCGGAACGCCACTCCCTGAGCATGAAGGTGCGCGACGAAGGCACCTACAAACTCCTGGACCCCAGAGGGAACCAGGAAGGCCGCACTTCTCCGGGATACTACGTCCCCCACGGCGTGGTGCCTGGTGAGTTCGGCGACTACATCCACCTCGAGATCGAGGGCGGCATCATCACCAACTGGCCGAAGAAGCCCGACGTATCGGCGTTCTTCGCGGACGAGGACTGAACCATGAGCCAATTCAAAGAATTCTCCAGCAATCTCCGCGCCCGTGGATTCATCGTGGTGTCGGAAACGCGCCGCGCATCCGTGAAGGAGGTCCTGACCGAACAGGAACGCCAGCAGATCGCGTCCGAGATGGCCCAGCAAATCGCGGCGGCCGAGACCAAGGAAAAGGACATCAAGACCGTCACCACCCAGATGAAGGGCGAGCTGCAGGAGATCAAGGAGGCGATTTCTCTGAACGCCGGGATCCTCAACGCTGGCTACCGGATGATGGTGAAGCCCGTTGTGGTGGTCGCCGACTTCGACCGACGAACGCGCATCTTCCTGGACCCGGAAACCGGCGAGCAGGTGGGGACGGAGCCCCTGCAGGACTCCGACTTCCAGGCTCGTCTCGGCATGGAGGAGTAGTACTTTTTCCCCATCGCTCCGATCCCAGGCTGGACCCCTGCGGAGCGACATCCGAAATAGACGGCCCTGGTGGGCCTCCTGTGCGTGCCCGTTTTCGGCGGGGGTCCAGCGCCTGGAAGTCCACCAGGGCCTTTTGATTGGAGCTGAAGTGGCAGACGCCAGTTTTTGGAATCTCCGCCTCAATCTGGACAAGCTGAACGGACTGAACAACCGGTGCCGAACCGATGCCGAGCGTCTTCTGGTGTTCCAGGGATTCCTCGCCGGGTGCAACGGAGCCGAAGCACTGGAGGATGATCCTCCAGCATTCCGCCGTGGGTGGGATCTGGGATCCGAATCCCACGAGGAGGCCAAGCGGTACCACCAGGCTCAGTCCGAGCGAGGGCGGGCGAGCGCCGCCAAACGCCTCGAGCGGACCGGATCCGCCCAGCCACAGAAGCCGACCGCGGATCGAGCCGAAACTGAACCACCGATCGAACCACCGTTCGAGCCAAGGTTCGAACCACCGCTCGAACCTAACCTCAATCCTCAATCCTCAATCCAAGAAACGACAACCGACAAACAGCGCCCCCCTACCCCCCAAGGGGGGGAGCGATCGGCCAAGATGATCCCTCCGACGGAGCAGGAATGGGTCGCATACTGCACGGACACCTGGCCAGATTGGCATCCGACCTGCGCAGCCGAGTCATGGGCCTACTACAAGTCCAAAGGCTGGAAGATCGGGAGCGCTCCCTGTCGCGACTGGAAGGCCGCAGCGAAGACAGCTCATGGGAACGCCCGCAATTGGGGCAAGCTCCAACCTGTCGTGCCGGGACGGGCTGGCCCACCAGGTCGCCAGCCGGTGCAATGGACGGGATTCGACCGGACCAACTACGACCAAGCCAAGGACCAATGCCGAAAGGACGAGCATGGAAACTTCCTCCTCTGAACCGATGACCGACGATCCGGTGTTCGCGGCGCAGCTCGAAAAGGAGCACCAGAAGCGCATCCGCGAGATGTCCGAGCGACTGGAGCGCAGCGGATTTCCCCCGCGCCTGGCTGGCGCGACCCTGAAGGATTTCGAAACCCCGGACGCTGGCCGGCAGAAGGCCCTGGAACGGGCGATATCCTACGCGGACCTGTTCCGGGATCGGCGCAACCTCCCGGCATCCTGCATGCTCCTCTGTGGCAAGCCTGGGACGGGCAAGAGCCACCTGGCCGTCGGGATCGCTCGCCGTGCCGCCGCGGTGTTCGGCGTCCGGTACGCCACGGTGTCCGGCCTCGCCCGCGCAGTCCGGTCCAGCTACTCCAAGCTGGCCACCAAGACCGAGGAGGACATCCTGGACGACCACGTATCCCCGTCGCTCCTTGTCCTGGACGAGGTCGGCGTAGGGCTGGGGACCGACCACGAACGGGCGATGATGCACGACGTGCTGTCCGGACGCTACGACCGCAAGAAGCCCACCATCATGATTTCCAACCTCTCCCTCGAGGAGTTCAAGGCCGCGCTGGGCGATCGGATAGTGGACCGGATCCGGGAGGACAAGGGGACCATCCTCGAGTGCAGCTGGGGATCCTGGCGGGCCAGGCCATGAGATCCACGCAGGACCAGGCTATCCAGGAGCACCATTCGAGGTGTCCGGTCCACGGGCCCTACGTCTCGAGGCTGGAATCGTTCCTCCACCGCGAGGGGTGGCACCAGTGGTGGACCGGCTGCCCCGAGTGCGTGATGCAGCACCACCGCTGGGCGCGACGTGGAGGCAATCGCCCGGACTTGCGAGAGCCGCACCACCCGTAAAAAAGCGGGGAAATCGTGTACCGTTTGTGCAAATAATTTGTACATTCTGTATATGCTCGGGAACGGTTTCCCGGGGATCCCACCACCAAATCGAAAGCCGAAAAATGGCCCACCAGATCGACACCACCACCGGCCAAGCCGCGTTCTACTCCCTCCGCAAGCCCGCCTGGCACGGCCTCGGGACCGTCGTCGAAAAGCCCGCCTCCACCCCCGACATCCTCCGGCTGGCCCGGATGGACTGGACCGTGGCCAAGGTCCCGCTCCTGGCCCAAGTTCCGGCTTTCGGATTCGACGACCTCGGGAACTTCCAGGAGGGCACGGAGACGGAGCACGTCGACACCCACCGCGCCGTCCGCCGCACCGACACCGGCGCGATCCTCGGAGTCGTCGGCGCCGACTGGACCCCAGTCCAGAACCAGGAGCTGTTCGCCTGGCTCGACGCCCTCGGTTCCTGGGGGGAGATGACCGTCGAGACGGCCGGGTGCCTCGACGGAGGGAAAACCGTCTGGGCCTTGGCCCGCATGGACGCGCTCGCCTGGGAGATGGACACGGTCGACGTCATCAAGCCATACCTCCTCCTCTCCAACGGCCACGCCGGCAACCGAGCGCTCTCCATCGTCCCCACCACGGTCCGGGTGGTCTGCGCGAATACCCTCCGGATGTCCGATGCCAAGACCGAGTCGCGCCACCGGAAGTACAGGGACGGGCTCGCGGCCGGGTGGAAGCTCTACCACTTCGAGTCGATCAAGGACCAGATGGAGAAGGCCCGCGACATCCTCGCTCGGACCACCGAGTCCTGGAAGGCCACGCAGCAGGAGATGGAGAACCTGGCGCTCGCCGGATTCGATGCCGCGATGCTCGACAAGATCGTCGAGAAGGTCTGGAAGGGCGAGGACGAGGAAGCTGGGCAGTCGAAGCAGGCCAAGACCATGGCGGCCGAGCGGGTCGGCAAGATCCGGGAGATCCTGGAGTCTCCCACCTGCAACACCACCTCCGCGTGCGGCAGCGCATGGGGCGCCCTGAACGCCATCACCGAGTTCATCGACCGCGTCAACCCCGTCCGGACCACCAACGGAAAGAGCGAGCAGGAAGCCCGATTCGCCTCCACCCAGCTGGGGCGCGCCGACGTCCTCAAGGGCCGGGCCTGGAAGGCCATGCGGGAAGCCGTCGCCATCTGATCAACCACCGGGCGGGGGCGCCTCCCCCGCCTTCCTCCATCCCACCGAAAGAACGACCATGATTGAAGGCCCCACAAATTGCCCCACCCTTACCGACGGATGCTGGGATTGCGAATGCGAGGGTTCCCCAGAGCAGTACATCCACGCCAAGATCCGGACCATGAAGTGCGACAAGTGCGGAACGCATGCCGACGACCAGCCGGATTCGCACGTAGAGGAAGTGCTGGGATTTCCCCAACTCCGCATGACCGGAGCCGAGTACGCCGAGAATTTCGGGCTTTGCCCGTTCTGCTTCCATAGCGAAGTGGACCAGGACAACGACAACAACTGTACCTGCCTCGCTTGCGGTCGCGAGTGGCGCGACATGATCTTGTTCACCGGGTACTCGTTCGCGGAAAGCAACGAATACCACGAGGTGGAAGTTGTTGACCAAGTAGAGAAACTCCGCGAGCAAGTGCGGATCCTGCGGGAGGCGCTGGCCGGATTGCTCCCATGGATCGAGCACGAGGAACCTGGACCAGGGGAAGTGGGCGAGAACTTCCGTAGGGATCTCGCCGCCGCTCGTGCCGCCCTCGAAGCCATCAAGGAAGGAGCCTGAACATGCTCCTGGCCATCATTTGGCGCCGGCGCGGCCCATCGATTTCCCGCCTCTCCCCCAGCCTCGGCGAGTTCGCCGGGGAGATCCACGATGATGCGGCCGGGGAGATCATGGCCGCCGTCGTGTACGTGGGGATCTGACCGTGGCACAGATCGACATCTTCGCCACGGCTGCGGAGGATGATGCGATCCCCGACACCACCTGGCTCCCGCACTACGGGCCCTGGATGGGATGGGAGTGGGACGAATCCGACGGACCGCACCCCAATTGGGAAGACCTCCGCGCATGTGTTGCGGACGAGGAGGACGTCGAGGTGTACCGGGACAAGAAGGGGTTCCGGGCTCGGGTACATATCGTGCGCGATACCTCCACCAACCTCTGGCTGGGCGGGTTCCACGTCGACTCCCCAACCGGTGGAGGCGGAGGTCCTGCGACCTACAGCCCAGCGGCATACCGCGCACGGGAAGCCTGCATTGCGGCATGGAAGGTGAGGGCCATGGCACGGCTCGAGGAATACCGCAAGAGGCACGAGGAAGATCTGGCCTGGCGCAAGAGGTTCGATGCAGCCGACCACGCAGAGCGGATCCGCCGCAAGCTCGAGGAAGACGACGACCCGGAAACCGGCGAGGAAGGGATGGAAGACCGGTTCGAAGACCTTGACGACGAGGACCAGCAGTGAAGTCCGGGGACATGGAGAAGGCCCAGCGCGCCAAGGAACAGTACCACCAGGCATGCCGCGAAGAACTGGCGTTCCAGGAGGAGACGGCGCCCTGGTTCCGGGATTCCCCCGAAGCCCACGAACGGTTCGGGAAGTCCTGGTGCCGGATGGTTGCGACCAGCAAGGAGGAGCGGATCCGCGAACTCCGCTACGCCCTGGGAATCGCCACGTGAACCCCCGCGAAGCCCGCGCGGCCTTCCTGAAGGAGTTCCGGACCCTGACCCACCGGTGGAGTCCCTGGGATGTGTGGTCCGATTGGCTGATCATGGCGTCCAATTCGATCTACAACTCGATCCACCGCGACCAGGCGGTGGAAGAGGAGTACCTGCGCACGGCCAAGCGCTACAGCGCCGACGAGATGACCACCATGGCCAACCTCATCGGCATCACCGTCCAGGGGCTTGAGGCGGAGGTCCATGATTTCCTGGGCGCGACATTCCACGAACTCGAGATGCACAACAAGCAGATCGGCCAGTTCTTCACCCCGTTCGAGCTCTGCAAGATGATGGCCCGGATGATGCGGCCGGACCCACCGAAGCCCGGGCAGGTGCTGAAGGTCGCCGAGCCCGCCGCTGGATCCGGCTCCATGGTCCTCGCCTTCCACGAGGTGATGATCGAGTCCGGCGTCCAGCAGGGGCAGATCTACTACTCCCTGAAAGACCTGGACCACCGGGCATTCCGGATGTCCTACATCCAGACCAGCCTTTGCGGCCTGGCCGCGGAGGTGGTCCTGGGGGACACCCTCCGGGGAACCAACGACCGGGTCTGGCGGACGCCAGGCTACTACCTCCACGACATGCCCAACCGCCTGCGCGTCGATGCGATGCTGCGGGCCATCTACCAAGGAGACGACCATGCTGCAGCCCTACCAGAAAGAATTCCTAAAGATGTACACCAGCGGATCCATCCGGCGCCTGACGGTGACCCGCCCGCCCACGATGACCAGGGCGCAGTACAACCAGATGATGGACATGCCCACCGACAAGGCGATCCAGCAATGGATCCGGGGCCGGAACCAGAGAGCCAGGAAGGCGTACCGGAGCAGGTCCCGATGGTCCCGGATCTGATCCTCCCCAGAGTGGGCGAGCAGTTCGCCCTCTTCTGATCGCAAAAAAGGCGAGAAAGTTTATACACTTTGTACAAACAATTCGTACATTAGATGTATAACCGGGCGGCAATCCGGTTCCCACCAAGCCCCATCCGGGGCACAACTCAAGAGGGCAACATGACCACCGTTTCGTACACCGCCAATCCCGTCGACTCCCGCTGCCAGTGGTGGGCCGTCAAGATCCCCGC